GTGGGTGCCTAAGGAAATAGACCACAGTTTGCGCTTTTCCCCCTACAACAATAGGCCAATGACAGTGCATCAGTTAACACCTTGCAAGTAAAAAAATGATTGAACGTACTGTGTAGTACAGTTTAGCATAGTACTATTATAATACTTTTGTTGCTGTGTTAACACAATATCAAGTGTAGTGTGATTATAGCTGTGTTAACACAATTTACAATAGTAGTACAATCTGTGTTGCGCTGTGTTGCACATCATGTTTTAATACGAAAAAGGGGGTTGACATAAGGTATCACTTATAGTATACTATAGATAGTGGGAGAGGTTATGCCCACTACTGAACACTTGTTCTTTGAAATCTTAATCCCCGTACGACCTTAGTCATAGGTCGATTATCCGTAGTTCTTCGCTACGGAAAGAGCGGAAAATATTATGCTGTGTTAACACAGCAAGAAAGAGGTATATTATGACAAACAAGAAGAACAGCGCAAGCGTAGCAACCACAACCACACAGAAGGCCACACAGAAGCCGAAAAACGCTTTTAATGAGTTCATGAAGGCTTTCCAGCAGTACAACACATCATTGCTGTATGTGGCGTACTGGTTCGGCAAATTGGCTGATGTAGACCAGCAAAAAGCCCGTGATGTGTTTAAGGCTTCCGGATGGGATACGAGCAAAGTATCCCGTGTTACATCCCTTGCGGAGTACCTGACCGAAACCACAGATGCAAGCGGAAAGCTTGTAATTGGTTCGGTTTACGGCCCGAAAGTAGCCGTAAACTATACGCTAATTGCAGAAATGAAGGGAAAGCCGAAGGAAGCAATTCTTTCAATGCTTGACGAAATGCCCGAAGGTGCAAAGATAAATACAGTTTCGGACTTCCGCACAGCATGGAAGAAATATGACGGTCGTTTAGGTCTTGAGGATTCACAGCAACGCAAAGCGCAAAGCGCAAAGAACGGCGCACAGAAAACAGCGCAAAGTGCACATGATTCTGAAAATGTGTCGGTTGCTAATGATCCAGTTGACACAGGTATATCTGTAGACCCGTCGGTTGTGGTTCGGACACAGAACAACCAAAGCGTTCAAGAGGATTTCAAACAGATGCAAGCCCTCATTGAATGGAGTGTGCGTTTTAAGGTAAACAGCAAGGCATTTATGGAAATGCTTCGCATCATGGAAATTGAGCCAATTTATAACCGCTATATGACAGCTATAGCACAGGCGGAAGCGCAGAAGGAAAAAGACCTTGCATTGCAGGCGGAAAGACAGAAGGCAACACAGAAGCCCACAGAAGCCCCTAAGAAGGCTACGCAGGCAAAGAAGCCCACAGAAGCCCCTAAGAAGGCCACAGAAGCCCCTAAGAAGGCTACACAGGCAAAGAAGCCTACAGAAGCAACAAAGAAGCCTACAGAAGCCACAAAGTAATAGAATCAAGTGGAGCGGAGACAAAAAATCCGCTCCACTTTTTTCACTGGATTTTAGTTAACTATATATAATAATATTTTCTGTTGTCGGATGATTGTTATATGTAATTAAATACCATAGTATAGATATATACATTTATATATCTATCCGCATTACACCTACGCATGAAATATATATACATATAACTATACAAACTATGTTTGTTGGTGTTATGAAAATAGCAACACAAACTAGTTATATGCACATATATTTTTTCTATGAATTAAACTACATATACATATACAATTATACATAGCATAGTATTATTTTATTCGATACTTATGAATATATAACACACCATAAAGTGTAGTTTGATTGTGTGTATTTATTAGACAACAGACAGCAGGTGTAGGATAGTTAGAAAAGGCTAACCACCCTACATCTGTAGGGCACTACACCTGTAGAGTGAGGGCACTCCCCTACAGGTGTCGTTGAGTCAAAAAATTTTGAATTTTGAAAATTTCAAAAATTTATGCCTTTATAAAATCAGGAATTGTGTTAACACAATTTTTGAGAAAGTTATATATTTATAATTAACTTTTCGATTTTGGGCATTAAGTCAATTTTTTGACTCGAAAGATTTTTATTAAAATAACAAGTTGTGTTAACACAATTTGAAATAAAAAAAGAAAGGAGAAACCAATAATGTATATTGATTTCGAGAACAATGTTAACCAGTTAGTAAAGCAGATTACGGATGAGAACGGAGAGTATCGTATTCCTGCTGATTTTGCGCATGATCTTGAGGGTGTGATGGACTCTTATGACCAAGACCTGTTTCATTGTGCTAGATGTATGTACCGATTCGTCGTACACGCAGAAGCAATTCTTGATGCTGTTAGAGCGTACACCCGTTCCATTGAAGATCTTAGAGAGCAGGAAAAGAAAGCTTCAGACAGTGACACAGTTGTAAGTTCTTACTACTATGAAACAGTAGCACTCAATCGCGTTAAGGTTGAAGCACTGATTGAGGACAAGATGTGGGTACTTCGCCGTGAAGAAGTAACAGATTCTAAGTCATAACAAAGAAGGAAATAAGGGTGGGTTGAGGGAAACTAAAAAGAAAGGAGAAATACATATGATTGTTTATGAAGATGATACTGTTGAATGTCCTATCTGTAAGAAGCGCTTTAAGCGTAGTGAAATGCAGTGGTCATACGATTGTCATGGCATAACTTATCGCCTTCTGTGTGCTTCATGCCTTATGGAAGTCTATGACGAGAAAGGTTATGATGGAGAATACTATGACGAAAGCGATGAAACAATTTGGGAAGATTAAAAAGGAGAACAAGAAAAATGAAGAGTATAAAAATTTTCAAGTCAGAACTCATGGATGCTTTTGAAACTGAATTGGCTTCAGTTGACACAGAGGTTATTATGAAGCAGTCAGCCAAGTCCTTTTGCACGAAGTTTGGATTTGAGTATGATGACGAACATGACACAACTGTATATTATGGCGGTGTGCACAGTTTATTTAACTCAATGCTATCCATAATGGATGACCACTTAGTTGATAAGAAGGTGTCAATGGGAGCTTTTTGGGGTGGCCTTTTTTCTGCGTTAGCAACGATCTATGAAGCGACTACAGATAAAATTATCAATGATGAAGTAACGCAGAAATTGGTTGGAGAAGAAGTATTAATGCTTAATAGCATTTCATTTCATGCTTTCGTCTTAATAATGAATAAGGTTTATGAACGCTTAGAGTTGTTAGATGCCACTAACCTAGGTTTGCAATATGTCAATGACGTTGACGGAAAGGAGTATCATGATATCTAAATACAAGAACATCTCACTCTCAACAAGAGACGCAGAGGATCGTGCATATACAATAGCGCAATATATGCCCATTGCTGTAGCAGGCTTAACACAGCATAGAAAGAAGCGTTATCGCAACATGAACGCTCTTGAAACAGATTGGTTTGATTATATGCTGAAGGGAAATCAGGTGAAGGTCAGAGTATTCATCTCTTACAACACGCCTGTTTGCGTAGCAATCTCAGACCCACAGGAGTCATCCCTAACGCTAGTAGAATGGCGTGGTTATTCTCGTACTACATCCAAACAGACAACAGCATGGACAGGTGATATGTATAACTTTGCGCTTACTTCTAGTGCCATTAAGTTGTTTGAACATATTACCATTGAAGTAGAAACAGGTGATTATGATGGGTAAAAGAGTTTATTTTAAGGTTAAACCTGAGTATGAAGGACAGGTGCGTTACGCTTTTAATAATAAAGGTGAAGAGCAAGAGATTGAACTAATCGCAAACGAACTACTAACATTCTATGAATTAGATCACTTTCACGTACCCTATCCATGGGTTGAACAGATATTTATATATCCCGAAAAGATCACAACATTCTTTGGAGTTAGATTTTTGACAGAGGATTGCTCAGAACAAGTACAAGAAAAATTACAAAGGAGAAACGAAAAATGATGAGTTTACAGAGTGAAAAGGAAGCAAAGTACATTAAGGCACTTAAAACAGAGTTGCTAAAGAAGATCAACAAGAAAGCCGTATCCTGCATTAAGCTTAAAATATACAATGAGGTACTAGTGGTAGATATTAGCGTTAGAGCACCTAGAAAGAACCCCTATTACGTTCTCTCATACACTTATCACGACGTCTACGCTATGCCCTTAGATTTAACATACGGAATAGCACAGGCACAGGCAAGTATTATCTATGATTCTCTTATGAAGAATATTAGCGGTTTGTCTGAATAATTAGTTGACACAGAACTATAACTATAGTATAATTATATTACAGCCGTTGGAATACCTCACCACATAAGAGACACGAGGAGTGTCAATAAACTGATCGGATCAACTTATGTGGTTTGCGCACGCCATGCGTAAAATTATTATATCCTAAGGAGGAATTAAAAATGGCAAGAACAAAATGGATTAGTCGCACGGTAGTAGCGACAGCAGTGAACTGTATCATGTTCAATCCTGCGGAGAACACCAACATTGAGGTTACTATCACACTCTCTGACGACTGGACTGAAAAGCCTATGGCTAAGGTTCACAAGGAGATTCTCAAGAAGGTTGACCCTAACACGGGAGCAATCAATGTAGGCTTTGATAACGGAGAGGTTGTACCTATGAACTTCGTTACTGTTAAGTCTATGGAGAAGAAGGAAGGCGTATATTGGATGACAGAGGATTTCTTTGTTGCCCATGCACAGAAGGTCACAGGCCCTCGTAACGCTGATACACCTGAGGACTAATCCTTAAAATTGTGTTAACACAAAATTGAGGGATGGTGGGTGGAAGTTAACACATTCAGAAAATTGAATACTACAAATTATCATTACAAAGGAGATTAAGCAATGGCTAAGAACAACAACACAAACACCGATCACGTAGCAGATTATGAAGCAAAGATCGTGTCCACTTCTCGTGAACTGACCGTCCGTGAGCGTATCAAGATTAAGGATACCACAGGTAGTATCACGTTCGATAAGGCAACCGATGAAGGCGAGATCGTAATTAAGCCTGATTATTGGGCATCCATCAGTATTCACAATGAGAAGTCCAAGCGTGAAGATAAGGACTATCTCAACTATGTTGTGGTGGATAAGGATGGTACTATCTACTCCACAGGTAGCGAATCTTTTTGGAACAGCTTCATTAACATTGTTGACGAACTGATCGAAGCAGGAGAAACCGATTTTGATATTCGTGTTTACAAACTTCCGTCCAAGAATTTCCAGGGAAAGGACTATATCACTTGTTCGCTGGTGTGATGTCCTAGTTAGGTAATACTCTGAGGGGGAGTGTAACAGCTCCCCTTCTTTTTATGTAAAGAGGTAATATAATGAAACGTAAAAAGAAGCGCAAATCAAGAGTACAACAAGAACTAACAAGAATAGAAAAATATGTAGGGCGTCAACAGAAACGATATGGAGATGTATCAGCAGGTGGTGTAAACGAAGCAATATCTCATATTATGAAGCGTTACAAGTCTGATTCCCAAAGAGTAAAACACTTACAAGAACTAGACGCATCTGAACTTAAAAAGAAAATACTAATTACAACTGACAAAGAAACAGGTGAAACAGTAACACTAGAAGTTCAACAATCTGAGAATAGGAGAATGTCTCGAATTAAAAGAGTTAAGCATGATAACTTATACGAGGATACTAACCTTCCTATTAAAGAAGAGATTGAACTAAATAATATGGGAGAGGAGATGGCTGAAGTGTTAGGCATGGATTGGCAACGATTTGATACCGCAAACTATAAGAAACTTAGGTCAGAAATTGACTACGAGTTAAACAAGCCACAGCGTGAAGGTAGAGGATGGAAGAGGACTGAACTGGAAGCCGCGTCATCGCTTAACAACTGGCTCGACGACTTAGTCAATGACTATGGCCTTGAGCGTGTGGTAGCTATGGTTAATGAAGGTTTAGGCACAAATACAATAGACAGAAATCAGTTATTTTATCAAGGCGGTGTTAATATTAACTTCTTTGCCACAATGTTGAAATCACTTGGTATTCCTAATGAGGAACAGACCTTGCTGATTAACAAATTGAAAGAAGAATGGTAAATGCCTAGGAAATCAAAGGCTCTTATACTAGTCGGAGACTTTGAGACAACTGTTTACGAAGGGCAAGAATCAACAGAAGTGTGGGCAAGTGCGCTCGTAGAGTTGAATACAGAAGATGTTTATATTGCACATTCAATTCAAGACACATTTGCCTACTTATTAACACTACCTACAACGCGCGTTGTTATTTACTATCACAACTTAAAGTTTGATGGTTCGTTTTGGCTGTCATACTTAATAACAGAATTACACTTACAACAAGCATTTACCAAGACACCCGAAGGAGAAATTGCAAGAATAGATACAAAAGAGATGCCGAACGATTCATTTAACTATGTAATATCGTCAATGGGTCAATGGTATCTAATCACAATTAAAACACAGGGTAAGATCATAGAGATAAGAGACTCATACAAACTGTTACCAATGCCTGTACGAGATATGCACAAGGCATTTAACACTAAGCACGAGAAACTCGAAATGGAATATGAGGGTTATAGATATGCAGGTTGTAAAATTACTGAAGAAGAGCGCCATTACATAGCCAACGATGTTTTAGTAGTTAAAGAAGCGTTAGAGTTTATGTTCGGTCAGGGGCACAAGTCTCTTACAATAGGAGCGTGTTGCCTTAAAGAATATAAAGAGATTGTTAAGTGGAGTTTTGGAAACCCTTTATGTAAAAATATTTGGGATGTTTTATTTCCAGATGTTTACCAATTTCCGCTTGACGAAACTGAGTATGGTGCTGTCAATGTAGGTAAATATATAATCAAAGCCTATAAGGGTGGTTGGTGCTATGTAGTTAAAGGAAAGCAAGGCAAGGTATTTGACAAAGGTGGATGTACAGCAGATGTTAATTCGCTATACCCTTCTGTTATGCACTCACAAAGTGGAAATAGATACCCTGTCGGTGAGCCACACTTTTGGAAAGGAGACATACCAGATGAAGCAATAGGAGATAACAAGTATTACTTCGTTCGCTTTAGATGTAGGTTTTATATTAAGGAAGGAATGTTGCCGTTCGTTCAGATTAAACATTCATTCTTATACAAAGCAACTGAAGCGTTAGAAACATCAGATGTATATGACAAAAAGACAGGAAAGTATTATCGTTTCTTACAGGACTTAGAAGGGAACGTAATACCTACAACAGTAGAGTTAACTATGACAATGACAGATTGGAAATTGTTTAACGAACACTACAGAGTAGAAGAACTTGAAATATTAGATGGCTGTTGGTTTTTATCTGAGATAGGTTTGTTTGATGAATATATCGACAAATATAAAACCATAAAGCAAAACTCGAAAGGAGCAATGAGAACTTTGGCTAAGTTGTTTCTGAATAATCTATATGGTAAGTTTGCTAGTAGCACATATTCTTCGTTCAAATATGCGTTACAAGATGAGAATGATGTGTTAGGTTTTAATATCGTAGTAGAGGAAAACAAGAAGCCTGTCTATATTCCTGTTGGTGCGGCTGTTACATCTTACGCAAGAAACTTTACGATCAGAACAGCACAGAAGAATTATCATGGTGTAGATAAGCCTGGGTTTATTTATGCAGACACAGACAGCATACATTGCGACTTGAAACCCGAAGAGTTAATAGATGTACCTGTTCATCCTACGGAGTTCTGTCACTGGAAGATTGAAGCGTGTTGGGATATAGCAATATTCACGAGACAGAAAACATATATCGAACACGTTGTCGAAGAGGATCAAGAGCCTGTTGATGAACCCTATTACAATATCAAGTGCGCAGGTATGCCAGACAGATGTAAGAAATTAGTTGACATGAGTTTAAGAGGTGTTAAGTTCAAAGATGGAGAAAAGAGAGAAGCAGACGAAGAGGAATTTGTCAACACAAAAAGGGATATATGTGACTTCAAAATTGGACTTAAGGTGCCTTCTAAACTGTTACCAAAGCGTATCAAGGGTGGTACAATATTGGTAAGAACAACATACGAAATGAGGTAAAACTATGATGGATGAATTTTTAACAGTAACAGTGAAGCAGGGTTCGCTTAATCAAATCATGTGTGTTAAACAGGGTGACTGGATTGACCTTAGAACAGCAGAAGATGTGGCATTAATGCCTTTTGAGTATTATGAGATTCCTTTTGGAATTGCAATGAAGTTACCAAAAGGTTATGAAGCAATCGTTGCTCCACGCAGTTCAACCTATCGCAAGTATAATATCATTCAGACAAACGGAATTGGTATTATTGATGAAACATATTGTGGCGAGAATGATGAATGGCGTATGCCTGTTATTGCTACTAAGGCTACGCTTATTCCCAAAGGAACAAGGGTTGCACAGTTTCGTATCATACCGCATCAGCCTAAGATCATGTTTGTGGAAGGAGAATTAAATGAAGTGGGCAGAGGTGGATTTGGAAGCACTGGCGAATAAGAAGTTTGTGATACAGTTAACTACTTTTCGTTCTTTATACGGAAGAGATATGTGGTATTGGTTTAACATTAATCCCGACTTAATATGCCTAATAGGTTGCTTTAAGAGAAAGGAAATTAAATGTGATAATGAGTAAAAGAACTATGTGGAAGTGGTCATCAGATGATTGCTTATGGTATTCTAATGTAAATGCAAAACGAAAGGAGATTAAATGTAACTTATGAAAAAATCAGATGTTAGTATTCACTTCAAAGAGGACGCTAAGTTATGTGATCTATTAGCAGGAAACTACTACAAGTATGCAGGAGAAATGTACTTAGTAGGATATGAAGATGGTACGTCTTATCGTGACAATAAGTATGCAGTAAGACTGAGAGATGGAAGAATGTTCCATATTCACAGAGACACAGATACTTCTGTTGAAATTATTAATGTTGATATATGGGAAGAGGATGCGTTATAATGCCAGAAGAATATGCTAAGTATTGGACACTTGGAATGATTGCAGGATTGATCTTCATAGTGCTATTCGTATGGCTACCTGCATTAATGTAAATGTAAGATAAAAAAAGGAGTAACCATGAAAAATAGACGCATAGCATTACTAGCAATATACATTGAGTATGACGGCATTACTCTTAGGTGTAGCATTCCGAAAGGATGGGAAGTTGATGAAGTTGATTTTACAGCCAAAATACTAGAATGGCTTACCACACCACCAAGTTGTAGTAAAGACTACATAGTAGTTAAATGTTATCAGTAAAAAAGAAAGGACTAGGTATTGGAAAAAAATCCTCTACCTAGTCCTTTTTGGTTTATATCAGTATCCTCAGTAGGTCAAAAGCGATTAGCAAAATCGACAACTCTCGTGGCACTATCTTCCAAGTGTGCTACCCACAAAAGTCATTCAACTGTTCTGAGGTTGATACCTTAATATGATAATGTTCTAAACACGACTTCTTTACACTCGATGTTCTTAAATCTGAAACACCCATTATCGAAATAACCACGAAGCGTAGATATAAAGAAGTCTGTGCCTGTTCTTAACTTAAAGCCAGGACTATGATCGTCAGTAGTTACTGCAATCTTAATAGGATAAGTATTATCCGCTTTATCATCACAGTACATTACTCCCTGTTCGGGGAACTCTCTGATAGCGAAAGTTTTGCCATTAAATTTAATAGTGGCAATGTAATTTCCTCTACCTTCGGGACGTTCAATGAAAGTCAAGTTATCGTTCAAATAAACTCCCTGTGCTGCGTAGCTAACATACTTACTGCCACTAAACGCTCTGTTAAACGCACTATCCATCTGAGCCTTGGCCGCACTCTCTACATAACCTTGTTCAAGTACAAAGCCGTCTCCTCTGATAAAGTTCATATTACTCTGTATTCTCGGTGCAACACCAAGAGCGATGTAATAAGGATTCAACAATGTAACAGGGTTAGAGATCAGAATAACAGGCACATAACGAACCTGCTCACCTTTACCTCTTGCGATTGAAGTGTGGATACTCTGAAACTTCTGAACCTCGTCGGGACAATAGTTATTAGTCTCACTCTGAAACTCATCCATAATCATCATGCTTGTATCGCTTAACAGGTGACTGATCTTTTTAATACTATCAGCACAGTTAATAGGCAATACATAGCCACACTCTTCATCATTTAATCTTAACGAAGCGTATGTACCCTTTTTCATCATTTTGCTTGTCATATCATCATTAGGAAAGAAGAGAGGTTTAATATCCTTGAAGAATTGCTGTTCGAACCCTTCAAGTTCATACTTGTATCTTACCAACACAGCAAACTTTAGATGTTTCTTTTTCCATCTGTTGATACACAATCTATTAAAGAAGGTAGTCTTACCACCGCTTCTGTTAGTCGTACTAATATAAATCTCAGGCTTCAACCCATTGATGTCATTTAGTGACAACAGTTTAGTTCCGTCATAGAAACTCATTTTACTCTCCTTCCCGAAAATTGTGTTAACACAACTTCTAAATTTGTTATCTTTATTATACGAAAATACTTGCAATCTGTCAACAAAAATGTTACAATAGTAGTGTAATAGATTAAACCTCAGAACGCACCACACCACACCACACGACTTCTGAGTTTCTTCTATTATAAATAAGGAGGAAAGGAAGGAATAAACCTATGAGTGCTTATGCTAGCAAAGAAGAGTTCATGGGAGCAATCAAGAGTATTGTCGGAGAGAACAGCACGGATGAAGCAATCGCATTTATCGAGAACGCATCCGATACTTATGATTCTCTTACGAAAGTAGAAGAACCTTCTGATACAACGGACTGGCAGAAAAAGTATGAAGAGAATGACAGACAGTGGAGAGAAAAATACACCGCTAGATTCTTTTCAAAGCCTGACACTCCCGATGTGGATGTCACAAAGACAGAACCCGATGAGGTTTCTGGTACACAGATTAAAGATTTATTTACAGAGAAAGGAGTAAATTAAAATGCCTACTATCCCTAAAGGTGTTGAACTTACAAACAATGCAGTAGAAGTGCTTAATGCTATTCGCAATACCGCTTCTATTGACTATCGAAAGTATGTACCATACGCTACTGATACTGCTGAATCTTTTCGTAAGATTGGTGCAGTTATTATGGACTCTCCTTCGCTTCAGAATGAGTTCCTTAATGTACTTATGAATCGTATCGCTATGGTACTTGTTAAATCCAAATCATATGAGAATCCCTGGCGTAGATTCAAAAAGGGTACTCTTGAATATGGTGAGGTCATTGAGGAAGTATTCGTTGAACTTATCAAGCCGTTTCAGTTTGATGCGGCTGTAGCTGAAGAAAGGTGGATGAAGAGGGAGAATCCTGATGTTCGTGCCGCTTTTCATATTATGAACTACCGTAAGTATTACAAGGTAACTATTGAAGAGTACAAACTCCGTAGAGCGTTCTTGTCTAGTGATGGCGTTATTTCTCTTGTTAATGATATTATCAAGCAGATTCTCACTAGTATGAACTATGACGAGTTCCTTGTTATGAAGTATATGATAGCAAGAGCAATTCTTGATGGAAGAATGTATGTTGAATCTATTCCAGCGGTACAGGCTTCCAATATGCATACGATTGTTGAGACTATCAAGCGTACTTCTAATGATTGGGAGTTCATGAACACCAAATTTAACCTTACAGGCGTACATAATCACAGTGATAAGTCTGAACAGACTATGATTGTTAACACGGCATTTGACGCTAGTATGGATGTAAATGTACTTGCATCCGCCTTCAACATGGATAAGGTACAGTTCGTTGGCAAGAGAGTACTGGTAGATAGTTTTGGAAATCTTGACCTTGATCGTCTTGCCTTGCTCTTTGAAGATGATGACTCTTATGAGGAGCCTACTGCCGCTCAGTTGGAAGCACTTGATGCTATCCCTGCAATCCTTATAGATGATGGATGGTTCATGATCTATGACAATCTAATGAGAATGGACAGTATTCCAAATCCTGAAGGTCTGTATTGGCAGTATTGGTATCACACTTGGAAAACCTTTAGCACTTCTCCGTTTGCACAGGCAGTAGTATTTGTTCCTGCTACTCCTACGGTTACGAGTGTTACTGTTTCTCCTTCTACTGCAACTGTTGCGGCAGGTGATGTGGTACAGCTTAGCGCAACTGTTGTTGCTACGAACTTTGCACCTACTAGCGTAACATGGTCTAGTTCTTCTGATGAAGCGACTGTTGATGCTAGAGGTATCGTTACTATTGCATCCGATGCTACCCTTGCTGAGGACATTGTAATTACTGCTACTTCTACTTATGATAGTACAGTATATGGCACTGCTACTCTTAGCGCAGGTGACTGATGAAAGGAGTTAAACTATGGAGATCGTACAGTTAATTGGCTCATACGGTTTCCCGATCGTGGCTTGTGTCGCTATGGGTCTTTATCTGAAATATGTTATTGACCAGTATCGTAGCGACATAAGTCGCATCAGTCAGGAACATAAAGCCGAAATGGATAGTATTACACAAGCGTTGAATAATAACACGCAGGTGCTTACAAGACTTTGCATCACACTTGATAAGAAAGAAAAGGAGTGACATACATGGGAAAAAGGACATGGGATGATGCAATCAAGAGAGGGTTGTATGCTCACACTAGACGCAATGAATATGTTTATATGTATGGTGCTAAGGGACAGAGATTAACCGATAGTCTGATAACTTATTTTATCACTGCAAGTCCTGGTCATTTTTCTCAGTATAGTGCTGAGGAGTTAGCACAGATTAGGCGAAATAGTATCGGAAAAATCGGCTATGATTGTTCAGGATTTACCGGTTGGGTTTGCACAGGTGATGAACAGTATTCTACTGGTCAGATTGCTAACTGTTCGTTCACTACTCCTAATCTTGCTGCGGGTGTTGCAGGCAGTCTGTTATACACAACGCATGGCGGAAGAGGAAGGCATATCGGTATTGATATAGGATACGGATACTGTCTTGATATGGGGCATGAATCAACTGATGATGCTGTAAGAAATGGGTATGATAGCGTAAGACTTCGTAAGATTTCAGAATGCGGTTGGGAAGTTAGTGGTATGAGCAAGGTGATTGATTATACTGGTGCTAACAATCGGTAATGAGTATGTGGGTGGTAGGGTGGGAATTGTGTTAACACAACGAAAGGAGAAGAAATGGCTAATATACAACCTCAAAGTAAACTATATGTATTTAAGGATGTTATGTTAGACAAGAGTTATAAGCACGCTTATTATCTTGGTGATGATCCTAATAACATTGAGAACTTTGTAAACTATCTTGTTAACTCTACTCACTATGTAGCAATGTTTGACCACTATACATATTTCAGAGAAAACAGATATGTTATCAGAGTTAAGTGTAGAGCAGATGATTTATGGGAAGCAAACTATATCGCTTATCAGAATCCTATCATTGGTGCTACTAAACCCGATAAATGGTTCTTTGGTTTTGTTGACGAAACTGTGTATGTTAATAATGAAACTACTGACATAATTTTTACTCCTGATATTATGACAACATGGTGGAGAGAACATCATCTTGGTAAGTGTTATGTAGAACGTATGCACGAACCTAATGATTATTTCGGTAAGAACTTAGCAGGTGAACCGATCGACTTTGGCGATTATAAGTACGCTATATCTGAGAGCGAAACGATAGGCAGAAGAGTGCTAGCAGAAGAACTTGTGAACTTCTATCCTTCATACACATTAGTTCCTGTAGGTAAATCTAATCTAACATGGGCAACAAACTTAGGTTCGGTTCGTGACATGGGTTACGATGGTGTTGTATCAGGTTATCGACTTTTCATTTATGACACACAAGAACTTTGGAACACCGCCTCTAACGACTATAATGATTTCATGAATCTTGTAAATAGCGTGTGGTCTATTACTCAAAGTGGCGAAAATATCTTAGGCTTCTTTATTGTACCAAAAGACTTAATAGATAGTTCATTTATTAAAAGAGTGATATATCTTGATTATGGTGAACAGCCTTTACTTGATATGCCAAACGATGGTACTGATCCTATTACTAAAGCAGGTTATTACCTAGATCAGAATGTTAGTTTAGATGGCTATTTACCTGCGAATGTTAAAATGTATAGCGCACCTTTTTGTAGTTGTGAAGTATGTGCACCTAACGGAGACAGTTTAACATTACGTCATGAATATATGCGAAAATCAAGTATAAGCGTTGGCTCTGATTGCATCTTTAGTGTGCAGACTAACTTCAGACTGCTTAGGAATGTATTCCCACCTATTTCTATAATCGTTAGACCTGACTGGGGTTATGCTTCAGATAGTATTTTGAATGTAGGTTTTGACCCCAATCAGCAGTTAGAATTTGGTGACATTCCTACAGGCTCATGGAGTTGGGGAATATTCCAGCAATGGCTTGTTGAAAAGATGGTGCAGATGCCTATTGATATTGGTATGCTTGCAACTTCTTTAGGCGGGGCAATGAATGTTACTACTAGTTCAACAAAGACAATGAACAGAGAAGGCGAACGCATAAATCATAAGACAGGTGCAGTTAGTACATGGAGTGAGAATAAAGAAGAGACTATGCGTAGCACTAGTAATGCGGGTGAAATACACGGCATTAAACAGGCTTTCAGTTTTGCAAAAGATTGCTTTAGTTGGATGAACCAAAAGCCTGCTAGTAGAGGAAAAGTTAAGAGCATTGCTACTCAGGCAGTTCGTGAAGCATCCATAATCGTCAGATGCCTTTGCCCTAACAAATATGACGCCGAAAGAATTGATAGATTCTTCACGGCATACGGTTACTCACAGGACAAAATTATGCAACCATATAGATGCACAAGAGCTAACTGGACTTATCTTCAGACTAATGACTGTAAAGTGAATGGTAATTTGCCTAGCGAAGTTTGTTATGAACTGGAAAAGATTTACAACAGTGGTGTAACATTTTGGACTAACATTGATAACATTGGAAATTATCAATACACAAGAGGAGCAAACGATTCTCTTATTAATCCTAAACTGTAAAAAGGAGAGAACATGGCTAGAAGAAAACAAAGTGGATATAAGCGCATGATGCAGAACTGGAACAATGGCTTACCTGTTGACACACTTTTTGATAGTAGTGCATTTATGAATAATGATACATATTTGTATTACTTTCAAAGAATCTTAGACCTTGCTATCAGTGAATTTGAATGGATTAACTTACCAGAAGAGATTGACGAAAGGTATTTGGAACTTTGTCTATTTTGGGATGGCAAGTGCTGTTTCTTTACTGATGATGTGTTAACACAAAAGATCGTTGCTACCTTTGCTATGAAAGGTAACTATGATATTTACAGAAACCCTACTTCTTGGGAAGCGTATGCTTGCAATGGTGCTAGGTGGCAGTTAGATAATACTAATAGCGTTATCATTTGGAATAACTATCTTAAACAGGGTCTTAGTAGACCAGCAATGATGTTCGCTAGAAGATTGTATGAATTGGATAGAATCATGGAAGTTAATGCCAAAGCACAGAAAACTCCTGTTTTGGTTATTGCAGGTGAGAAAGATAGACTCACCATGAAGAATCTGTATATGCAGTATGAAGGAAATGAACCGTTTATCTTCGGTACTGACAGATTAAATAAAGAGAACTTCACAGTTTTGAAAACTGACGCTCCTTATATCGCTGATAATATTTACGATCTAAAGGCTCAGACTTGGAATGAAGTCTTGGTGTGGTTGGGCATTAGTAATGTAAATATTGTTAAGCGTGAAAGATTAATTAAGGATGAAGTTACAAGAAATCTAGGTGGTGTGGTTGCTTCGAGAAATAGCCGACTTGAAGCAAGAGGTAAGGCTTGTAGGTTAATTAACAAAATGTTCGGACTGAATTTGGATGTAGGTTTCAGACCTGACCTTGATGTTAATTTACTTGAACCCGACAGCAAAGAGGACATTGATGCTATGAAAGAAGAGGGTGAAGAGAATGAGCAGGTACACAACTGAAGTAAGATTCATCTGTGAGCAGTATGCAGGATTAGAGGAAAGCGTTGGCTATGGTAATGTGGATGAAGTGGTGGAGAATAGCCATAAGAAGATTTTCGATTTTGCATATCCGATCTTTGATGAAGAGTATAGAGATGAGTTGGAGAAGAAAATTCTTATTCATTTCTACACAAGAGAGATTTGTGAAGAAACTGTCGGACTGTGGAAACTCAGATTGAGAGACAAGATGAATATGATTATGCCTTTGTATAATCAGTATTATATTAGTGCATTGATTGAGTTTGATCCGATGAAAAACATTGACGAATTCATTGACGAGAAGTACAACAAGAACAGGAATGATGATTTTACAAGAACAGATGATCTCACTAGAACCGATGATTTGACGAGAACTGATGACTTGAATAGACATACAGGTGGTGTGAATACTAGGAGAAGTCAGAGTGATAGCAATAGTCGCCAGGGTGAATGGGATTTGTATAGTGATACTCCACAGGGAAGTATTGAAAGAATTGATGTTGATAGCAATGCCTATTTGACTAATGCTAGACATACCTATGGAGATGGCGGTAATGCTCATAGTGAGAGCGTTAATACGGAAGAGCCTAATACCGATGTGAAGGATACTGGTACGCAGAAGAATACTGGTACACAGAAGAACACAGGTACGGTTAGAAGAGCGGGCGTTGCTAAGACGGAGTATGGGAACTTGAAGCATATCTTTGGTATGGATA